AATTGCTGCGTTTGATGTGTAGCTAGTACCAACGCGAGTTGACCAACTCGCAAACGCTGAACCGTATCTCTGGAGATTCGTGGCTTGCGCTTCCACCAAAAGTCCTTTAGCAACTGACTGACCATCAGCAGCGGGGTCATATTCAAATCTTGGTTGTCCAGACGTGGTGACCGATTTGAGAGTAGAGGAATATTCTCGGTGTATGCTGCCGCTCGTCTGATTGACTACTGTCTGCCCCGTTGAAGACACAGAAGCTCCCCACGCATAAACGCCTTTAGTAACATCACCGGTGTAGGTAGATGCACCAGTGCTGTCCACCAAGTTGAACTGAGTGTAACCAGTTCCAGTGGCCGTTGCTGTTACTGTGACGGCACATTTATACCAGCCAGACGTTGAGCCGATTGCGGTGATGCTGTGGCTGTCTGCGCTGCCAGATGTAACTGCGCTAGTCACTGCGGTTAAGTCAAAAGTGACATTAGCAATAACGGATGTCGCTTGAGGTTTGAAAATGACTTTCGTTCTGCCATTGGCTTTTAGGTAAAAAACAAAACTGTATTGCTGTCCGCTGACAGAAGCAAACGTGTCATAGACTTCGTGCGAACCACTAACTGCTGTCTCCAGAATTGAAGCCGCATCGCTGCCACCGTCTGGTGCAGAATTATTTGTTGAGGCAAGCGTGGTTCGCCCGAACGAAAAACCAGAGCTGAGATTGCTGTAGGGAACCAAGTTTTCTGAGGACAAATGTTTCTCATTGCTCCAATAATGCACGGCTGATGGCGTTGAATCTGCACGAGAAAACGAAATGCGCGAGTCGAGTTGGTCACTGCCCCCGTTGAACACTAGGTTTAAGCTGGGGCGTTGAGTGGGAAATGAATCTGAATAAGACATAATTTTATGCGATTTGGTAAGTGCCGGAGAAGCGGATGCTCGTTGACGTTGTGAAATTTGAATGTGAGGCTGCGCTGCCTCCGCTTGACCCAGTTTGATACAAAATTATGTCGGGTTGACTGTCCTCAAAGAGACCAATAAGAGCCGAGGTTAATCCTGTTGCGTCAAAGGCTAAAACTGGCACCGTTTGGTAACTTCCCGTGGGTGAGAACGCCGCAGTGGTGTAAGGCAAGCCCGAAACGCGAGCTGTACCTGTGGCAGACCCTAGTCCCGACACATGAGCTATTCCTGCCAAATGTACCGTGTCGCCAATCCGCGTGTAAGTGCCTTCTTGCGCGGAGTATGTTATCCCCGTGCTGCCTCCACCGAACGTTATCGTGGGAGTCCAAGTTCCCGTTTCATAGAAAGCGTCAAAATCCAGATACGCTCCCGAATTAAGCATTCCGTTGACGGGAACCTCGTTAGCTGCGGTGCCTACGTCAGGGATCTGGAGCGTGGTTTTCCCTTCATCAACCGTGCCTTTTCCATCAAGGATATTTGCAACGTCAGGTACTTTCTGCCAGATCGATCCATCATAAACAACTGCATCTCCAGCAGTAAAACTGATTGCCCCTGCTCCAAAGTTTACGGACCCTGCATCAGACGCATAGTAGGTATAACCTGCTGTTCCTGTTCCATTGGCAAGCGTTGGGGTGTTACTTGAAGCAGCCCATGTTCCTTGATAGCTAAAAGCTGAAGCAGGCCATTGACTTGAGTCAACCTTGTTTGACGCATCCAGTGTGGCAAGCTTGTAAGTGCTTGGAGAAGAATTGAACTCATCAGCAACCGTGCTGAGAAAATCAGCTTTTACAATTTTTCTTGCTCCCGCAATTGATCCTGAAAGCATGATATAATCATCAGCATTCAGGCTGCTTGCACTGTTTGGTAAATCCTTGACTCTTATGTAAGTTGGCATCTTTTAAAAATGGTTAATCTTCGCTGAAGGCATGAATCACCGTGCCGTCATCAGTGATTATTAATTGTTCGCTGATTTGTGTTTCAATTGGGTTGTAAGTGCCTTCCTGACTAATAGCCTCTGATCCTGCTTGTCGCAGAATGTCAATGATTGCAAAACCTAACCCGAAAAGACTCATGTTGCTGATGCAAGCAGACCGTGAATCGGTCCAGTTGATGTGACTTGGATTGCAGTGATGTTGTAAGGTAAGAAAGACCCTGCTGGATAAGTTCCTGCAAGGTTACCTTCAACTCCAGTTGCCGTTGCACTTGCTACGGTCGCGTCACCATAAAAATAAACGCCTAGCAAATTCAGCCCCGTATAGCTTGTGCCTGATGTAAGGACTTTTGGACGGTAAGGTCCATTGCTTAAATTGATTTTGGAAAGCACATCAAAATCGGTGTCTTCCGCTTGAATAAGTGGGGCTGGAAAATCTCTGCTTGGCATAACTGTTTTAAAATTTTGTAAGCATGGGGTGCAGAACTAACTGCACCCCACGCATGGTTGGCGATTAGTGGACTTAGCTGGAGGTAACTGTGAGACGCTTGACGCCTTCAGAGTTTGTGATCGCGAATTGTCTGTTCCAGTCCACTGCGACAATATCGGATCGTGAACCTTCTTCACGGTAAGTTCTCACGGATGTGATTCCACCCCGACCAGTTGTAAAGGTCTTGGCGAATGATGGATCTTCCATCGTTGGGTTTTGATCGGCATAAAACAAGAAAACGTCAGATCCGACATTCCGTGCTTTATTCTTTGTAGCTTGTGGTTGTGCTGCATTGTAGATCAATCCACCGATCTGAATTTCACAAGGGAAGATCAGAACATTGCTAACCATGTCACGGGTGATGCTGGCAAAACCAGACTTGAATCGAGCCTGAGTCTTAGCGTTGTCACGCATGATCTGCCAAGCAAGAGTTCCCATCAGAATGCGGTTAGGTCTGCGACCCAATGCAGTTTCCAATGCTACCAACTGCTCGTCGAGCTGCTCGATAGGATCAGTACTTGCATTCCAAGTTCCCTTGCCACCTTCAGCAGATACATTTGCTTTGATGTAGGTGAATAGATCCTTCTCATTGCTCAAGGTTGCGGATGAAAGCAAAGAACGAACTTTGCTCTGTTGCAATCCTACGAGATCGGCAGTGTCTTCACGCTCGAAATCATCAATGGGATTTTCCAAAGCATGAGGCTCAAGGTTTAACTGACCGTCAGAGGCAAGCCATGGAATCCTTGTTGCAGGTCCACCGATTGCTCTTTGGGTTTCGTAAGTCTGCCATGAGTTGACTTCATTGTAGATCTTGTAGCGACTCCTTGCGGAGGGTGCCACAACCTGTGGGGCAATAAAATTTGCCTGTGAAGACTCAAGATCTGGAATGATCGCTTGAGCGTATGACGTTAGTAATGGGTTTCCTGATGCGCTGCTTATTGCACTCATTATTTTTCCTTTGTTTTATGATTAAGCAGTCACACCAGAAACGTCGAGAAGACGTGCTTTAATCATGGCACTATTGCTGCCTGATTCCAAAGCTTGTGCTGCAAAGTTTTTAGCCGAAGCGGTAGCTTTCCAAGTGCCATCAGTATGTGTGCCGAGGAAAGTTCCAGCGTTTACAGTTCCTGCCGTGCTATGAAGCTTGACATAAATGACTGCATCAATCCCTGCAACTGCAACGCTTGACTTGCTACCTGCTGCTGCACCGTCAGTGATTACTCCGATTGTATCAACTGCAGTCTGTGAAGTTTGAAGGGCTGCTTTGCCTGAAGAAAACTTCACGGCATAACCCTCTTTGTCGGTTTGATCTTCGTTGGCCTCAAGGGTAACGAGTAACTGTTGTTTACTAATTCCGTATTGCATTTAAATTCCTTTGATTAAGCTTTGAAAACGTCAGGTTGACTTTCACGGGCAAGACGAAAGGCGTCCTCTCCAGAAAGTGCTGGATTCTTTGCCCTGATTTCAGAAACAGCAGCAAACATTAAATCTTTTGGATTCTTTGCAGTGATCTGATCAGGATTGTTAGGGGTGATTCTGCCAGTAAGTTCTGCAACTTTGGCATTAACCTGTGAAGGCATTGACTCAATGAATGTTTTTGCATTCTCCATGTCACTGGCAGCGATTGCCTTCAATGACTCGATAGCTTTCTCATCCTTGGCATTCAGTTTTCCAGAAGTAACAGCAGCATTGACCAAATCATTGATTGATCGATCTTTTGCATCCTGTTTAATCTTTTCAGATTCTTCTTCAGTAGCTTTGTATTTGGCTTTCAGCTCATCCATTGCTTCACGCAATTCTTTATTTTCAGCCTCAAGCTTTTCCATTTTATCTTTTTCGTCTTCCGACATTGTGGGTTCCTTTGTTTTTGCGTTGGATTCGGGTGGCAATTGTGAGGCCGAAACGAATCGTAAATCTGTAGTTGAAATATCTTTAGCAGCCATGACTGCTGCGATTTCTCTGAATGCAGGACGGTTAACCAATCCACCTGCGTTTGGAGTTGTGCCGATTACCTTTCCTTTTGCATCGGTAAGAAAAGTGGGAGAAAACCGTTTGTAGCTTCCACCTTTTAAGGCTTCAGCACCTTCGGCAGACCATTTAACTTTTGCTCGTATGCCTCCATGGTCAGGATCATCACCACCCCAAAAGAAACCTTGCACCCAACCTGATGCATTTTCATCGGAGTGATTGAAATCGATGTAAGTGTCAAATCCTTGAGCTTTTATTTCCTCAAGTGATTTATTCAGAGAATCAATAATGTCTTCCGTAACTGTGACAGTTAACTTTGTAGGCTTGCCATCTTTGGAGGCATTTATTGTATGCTCACCTGAAGGCATCCACTGTATATCTGCTGGAACACTGCCTTCGACATGAATCTCGTTTCCATAACTGGCATTGATTTTTGCAAAAGTAATCATTCTAGGTTTGTGGGTGTTTCAATATATTCGGTCACTCCCTTATTAAATTCCTCTGCGATTTTTTCATCACTTGGCAAAGCATTTTTATTGGGCTTTTGATCCACACTCTGTTTCAGCAAATAGTGGGGTTTGATTTGTCCGTCAAGGTTTTCTACTAATAAAATATTACCTTTTTTGCTTTTGATTCTAAAAAGCCTTTTTCCTGTTTCTCGCTCAAAGACTGACACACGTTTGTCGTATGCTTGCTTTGATATTGGAATGGTCAAGAATTTTACTCTCTTTGCCTTTATTACTCCCCCATAGAGTTTTTGAGCGAAACGAAAATCATTGATCCTTACAATGACACTAAATCCTTTGACAAATGGTTGAAGAACTGACCTGCCAACGTCAGCCCAAAAATTAGTTCTTTTTGCACCTAGTTTATTAGGTTCATTTGCATTTTTCTCAGGAAAATGCTCAGTTCTTAAATAATTTGAAACCTCAAATGCACCTAACTTTGTAGCTTCAAGATAGGTTTGAGAATCAGCAAGCTGATCAAGAATCTTCGGGATTTTTACTTCTACTTTCACCATCAGGAAATTCCTCCGTGTATGATTGAAGTCGATCAAATGCACCATTAGCAGCAGCAGCACCCATTGCAGATTCCAAGGACTCTTGCAACGCATCCTGATTCAATGATTCGAATAATTCAGGCATGGCATCAGCAAGCTCGCCGATTGCCTCAATGACTTTTTCGTCAGATACAGCATCATTCATTGCAAGTGACATAACCTTTGCAAATGCTGGTTTAGCTGGAGCAAGCCACTCAGCAGATACGCCTGTCAGATCCTCCATCACTGCTTCTGTTAGCCGATCATTTTGAGAAGGGATTCCCTTGGCCTGAATCAATGAATCACTACCACAACCGCAATTATCAGGCTCGTCTTCAATCAATCCTGTCCACTCTGAAGCATCAAGAACATCCTGAACTGTCTTGCCTTTTTCCCACATTTTGCAAGACCAGTATCGTGGTTTCCACTTTGGACCAGCATCATCGCAATTGTGTCTGCTTCGGAAGTTCTTACGGTTTTGATCGTCATCGCGTTTGATCTCCATGTTTGGATCTCCAAACTTCACAAGCACGGTATTGCCTTTGTCATTTTTTACATAGACCCCGAACTTTTTTTTGTCACCTTTGGGAAGTCGAAAAGGATCATTTAAATCAGCTTTGGGTTCCTTGGCTTGAATTGTATCTTTGCCAAAGAATGAAGGTTCTGGCGCTGACTGCTTAATTACTGCTTCCCCTGCTTCAGGTATACGGATCTTGTGTCTTTCGTAAATCTGATCTTGAGGCAATTCCATCCCCATGCTTACAAGTATCTGATCCCTTGTTGCCATCTGAACGGGATCTTCAGCAGATTCAAACTTAGTTTCCAGATATGGCATTTCGTCAGTATTGCCATAATTGAAAAGAATTGCTTTGCGAATGACCTGATCATTTACATTCTGAGCAGCCCAATCACAAGCATCCTGTAAGTTATCCAATCGCACCCCTGCATGAACATCACCCAATGCTCTTGATCCTGAATCCGCAACATCTGTGGTTAGGGTTTGACCAAGAATTAGAATATCACAGACACGATCAGCAACATCAATCAGGTGATTCTGAGGGTTATCAGTTCCACCTTTGCTTGCTTCAAGAAGTTGGATTTCTGATCCTTCAGGGATCATTGCATATCCAGCAGCAGCCAGATCACGAAGCCATGCTTCCAGACTTGTTCGATCATTGTCTGAAAGGTTTTTTCCATACTTAGCTACACGCAATGGAATCCCAAAAATCTGAGCATAACGCATTAACCATTGACGCCCAAAGATCATTCCAGACCACCAGAAAGCAAGCACTCTGCTGAAGCCATACGTTAACGGATTACCTGATCTGGTTTTATATCTACCAACTATGAACTTATCATCTGGCATTTCGACGTAACCACCAGCACCACCTCCACCAGTGCCAATATTACGCAGCATGATTTCAGTTCCAGATGAGTCGTAACCCCAATATTTTGGATGGACCCAATATGAGGATTTTGGGCATATCTTCCCATCTTGAACATCCCACATAATTTCCTGAACCGAAATTCCTTTGCCAACAGCATCGCAAAGATCGTAAATCATATCTTCAAATCCATTCTCGTTCCGTTTGGGAACAGGACGCATGTTGTCGATTATGTATCTTGTAAACTCAGCCTTATCTTGTGCTGATTGACTTGGTTCTTCCCCCTGCTTTGCAAAAGGCTGCACAATGTATTGCGCTCTTGCTGCTGCTTTTTTGATCTCATGTAGATTCTTAGCCAAACGGGGCCAAGTATCCTCCATGATGGAATAGAGATCATTTAAACTTTGCGGATCACCCGTAAATGCAGACTGAAGCAATCCACGCACTTGTGCAGGATCGAGCTTCTCATTTAAAAATGGGTGAAACTTCTCATTGAAGCTTGGCATGATTATCCGCTCAGATACATCTGCCTTTTTTGATGCTCTCTTTCTGACTGCTTTTTTTGGTGCGTCTGCCATATTAAAAACCTATTCCGTGATGTGCTGCTGCTTTTGCTGTGCCTAATTTAAACCCTTTAGTGGACCGAATAATACCATCAGTGTTTCCCCTTCGCATTCTTTCCACCGCTAATGCCAACGCCATGACCCCATCGTCATGCATCCCTTCTGGTGCTGAGTATTTCACACCACCTCCAGCCATGTATTGATAACTGAAGCTTTCAAGCTCAGATTTTAAAGACACATCAAAAAACTTGACTCTGTTTTGCTGGATAGCAGCCCGAAGCCCCATCATCAAGGATTGTTTGCTTGTGCTTGAGAATTTAAAACCTTCAAAATTGTTACCCTCAGCAATTAAATCTTCGACTATTGGATCACCAACCCCCGTGCTATCAACCAGTGCAGGAACATAATCTGTTTCCTTGATAATGTTTTCTTTTGTCTCTGCCCATGGTTTTTGAAATCGAATGTTTTTAGTCTGGCAACCGTAATCATCAAGTCCGACTCCCCAAGTCCAGTCATGAGATTTTGCCAGATCCCACCCAAACCAAGCAGTCTGGTGGAAGCTTTGATCAATAAAGCAATGCCTGATCGCATCCACTCCGAAAGGATTACCACCATCATCAGCAGGAACCCCCAGATATTCCTGATTAAAAATTGCTTCGGGGAGTTCCTTTTGTGCATCGAGAAGTTCTGCTTCAAGATCGGGTATTGTGGGATTGTCCTTGGTGCCTAGTCTCCAGCTTATCCAATCATCATTTAATTTCTGCCCTCGCAGGAACATCTGATGAAAGTAATTGTGACCCTTTGGAGTTCCCAAGATCCATGCCTTACCTTTGTAATCGGTGAGAGTGGGACGAATATCTTGTTCCCATTTGGTTTTTAAATCCCTGACAACGGAAGCTTCATCAATGATTACTCCATGGTATTTACGACCTCGACCAGCGTCTGGTTTTTCAAGGGACCAAAAATCAATTCTTCCTCCATTGATTAAATGCACCTCTCGGGTGTGCTTGTCTGTCTTTGAAACGATCGGAGCAAGTTGGCGTGTGATCTCAGTCCATTGCTCTGACATGAGCTTGTAGGTTGGCGAAAACCAACCGTATGTCTTGCCAGCAATTCCTGAAAATAAAGCAATGTGGAGCCCTAGCGTAGTTTTACCGAAACGTCTTCCGCACTGAAGAACATTGAAACGCTTTGCATGGTTGAGGATTTTAGCCTGACCAGAATGCGGTTCAGGGATGTTAATGTCCTTATTCAATTTTCAAGCCACTTGGGAATTTCGATTTCTTTTCCTCCCATGGTAATATTGACCGTTACCTCTCCTGAGTTTTCAACTTCGACCTGCTCCTTCATTCCACAAAAGTTCTTTAAAGCGAATTGAAGAAGTGAATCACGATCTTCCTTGATTGCCCTTTGAAGTAGTTTCATGCGTAAGCTTTGAGAAGTCTTTGCCTTCCCTTTGCGATACTCAGAAGCGAATTCAGAATCAGGTTTCACAAATTCACGATTCACTGTCTTCACTGAAATCTTAAGAATGCCAGCAATGTCTGCTTGAGTTAATCCTAGTTGACCGAATCCCGCTGCCATTTCAACTGGCAATGGTTTGTAAGGTTTTCCAGCCTTTCTAGTTTTTTTAGCAACTGCTCTTTTGCTATCAGTTTTTGGTGTTCTCATTTTTTATATTCAAAAGAAACTTTTAATCTGGAAACGTTTTGTCCTCCTATATTTCCAACTTTCCTTTTTAGACTTCCCTCATGTTTGGAATATCTGCCAAAATTAGTGCATTTCCATTTTTTGTTTTTTTTAAATGAGTGAATCAAAGATGGGTTTGTTGTTGTTATTGTAAATCTAAAATTTTTGTTAAGATAATGATTTGCAATGTAATTTGTAAAATACGAACCAATACCCAAACCCTGAAAATCTGGAAGAACAACCAATCTATGAACTTTTTTAATGTTTTTGGACTTTGGGTGAGGCATATGTAAAACACTTAACCACGCAGCCAATTTGTTTTCCACTGTTAAAACATAACAATGTGCCGAATTGTTGTGATTTGAATCTAAATAGTGAAATCGTTTAAAAACGTTCCAAAGTTGTTTTTGTGGGTATTTGAAAATCTTGCATCTGAATTGAGGACGTTTTTTTTTTTACAATTTGAGTCATGCTATCGGTTCTAAAAACCCAATCGGGTTCCAACCATTCCTGAATATCATCATGACAACTTACAGCAATAAATCTTTTTTGTGTTCTATTAATTGCCTTGTTTATTGCAACGCTGGTGGTTTTAGCGATCGTCCGATCCACAACGCTTGTAAACTCATCAAAAAGAATGTTTTTTTGTTTTGACAATATGCAGTAAGCCAATTCCACTCGCATCTTTTCCCCGTTTGAAAGAACGGAATAAGGTTTTAGCCATGAAGGAGGAGAACTAAACCCACATGATGTGAATGCTCTTGAAATTTGCTCGCAAGTTGAATGTTTAGGCATTTCTTGAAAAACAGACTCAACACCAAAATCAGGTTTTACAATATAGTTTGAGAATAATTCTCTAGCAATTGTGCTTTTGCCTGAACCACTTGATCCAACAATTAAACCTATTTTCCAATCATTTCCAAAATCAATTTTGCCATTAAATCGTTCTACCACTGAATCTGATTGAATATCAAATTTGCCAATTACATATTCATTACGAAAAGTTTTTTTTGTCTTCGTGGTTTTTACAATGTCAAAATTCTGCATATTAAACCTTCCAAATTTAACTTTTCAAAAATGCTTTGAGCTTCATTTTCGTCTTTACAATCAATTTCAATTTTCCAAGTTTCTAATATTTTTTCTGACAAATCTTGCTCTTCTTTTAAATTGTTTTCACTTAAAAGTGAATCGTCATATCCAGTTAATTCCAAATCAAAATTCTCAAATAAATCATCAACCAGCAAATCCTTTAAAGCGTCTTGATCAGCTTCGGCAAGTTCAGCAATGCGATTGTCAGCGATCATATCAGCAACTTCAGATGCTTCGTCTTTGTAATCTTGAACATCGACAGGAACTTTTTCTGTCTTCAAAAGCATAGCAGCAGCAAGACGCCCATGACCTTTTACGACAAACCCAGATCTCTTTGAAACTGTGATCGGGTTCCTCCATCCTTGATGCTTGATGATTTTTGCAAGCAAACGGATCTGCTCTGCTGGATGTGTATTGTAGTTTCTGGGATGCTCAACCAATGAGGTTGGATCTCTCAGCTCAGTGTGTGAACAATGTATCTTTATTTTCTCGCCCATAATAATTTGCCAGCACTGAGTTTCATTTTTGCACTCATTGCTTTTTTAAGTTTCTTGAAAATACCTGAATCCATTCTCTTTTCAGACACACTCAGTTTTTTATTAAACGCTGATTTAGGTGAACGGATCTTTTGATTTTTCTTTATTAACCCAAGAGATTCGGCCTCACGCCTTCCAACCTCCTGCACATCCATTTGACTGTTGAAACCCCAAGGACCATGGGGAACACCAAGCCCACCAATTTCCTTTTTGTTCATTTCAAGCCAGAACTTCGTGTCATCTTTTCTTCGCACTGCACCTTCAAATCGCTTGTGCAATGGTCGAGGTTCCTTGACTACACCTGTTCGAATAAATCTCCAAGCTGGATAAACATTTGTAATTGCAGGATCAACAGACGCTTCAAAGTTACCATATCCATATGAGGATCTGATATTCGTATCGTAAACAAGCTTTAGTCTGCGATTAGATGAAATGTCCCTTGTCTCTGGTATGACTCCACGATCACCCCTTCGAACCCCTTCAGGCAATGGATCACCCATTCCTTCAGCGATAGAAAAATCCTGCATCTTTTTAACAAAGTCTGCTCTGCCTCCAGTTTTAAAAGCAATTGATTTTACGCCATCTGGTGAAATGACTTCTTCTTTTGTCCCCAGCATAAAGTCCTCAAGCATCTTTTTGGCAGAGGATAGGAATCTTGCTGACGCTACCCTTGACGCAAAAAAAGATCGGTCCCGTATGGCAGCAGGAAGTGACGCCCACTGCTTTGAAGTCATACGAGAACCGATCTCTTTTCTTGCCTTTAATCTTTTAAAGGCTTCTTCGAATTTGATTGGCTTTACATTATAGCTCATTAAAACGGAATATCATCCTCTGTGACCTTGGGCGATTCATTTCTTGAAGCATCCACTGGAGGTTGTGCAGAATATTGAGATCCCCCATTAAGCTCTAAAGTTGCATTGCCAAGAATCGGCCCTCGTTCACCTTTGTCACGTTCTTCTTTGGGTATTGACTGAACTACCATGTGCGTATCTCCATATTGTTGATTTGTTGACTCAAACAATACAAGGTCCAGATAGGTTCCCTTTTCCCCTTTATATAGGTATTTCTTATCTACTTTTTCGACGTTTATTTTTATTCGGTTCATTTTGTTTTTTCTGTTCTATTTTTTCTTGTTTGTGGTTTGGTAAAAAGAATTTCTGATTTGTTGTTTCGAATAATCCTCTGCCCCTTGGCATCCCTCTACTATCAAAAAACTTGTCACATGCCTCGTTGATCATGTCAATGTCACCTTTCTTCAGCCCAAAGTAATCGGCAGCATACTGATCGAGATCCTCTGGCAAGTCATCGTCCATCAAGTGTCTTTGAGCTTTTGCCTGATCCCTTGGAGATAATACCAGAGATCAAGGACTTCTTCTTCAGCATGATCAATCAAGTTGGGCTTTTCCCAAAGATTTCCACCGTGTTCTTGCTGACCTGCCATGTATTTGTTTTTTGCAAGTATCTGAAACCTTTTAAGTGCCTGATCCATGCTCTCTGCTTGCTCTTCGGTAATATCTGAATTCATAAGACAATTTTATTTGGTAGATGTTTCGCCAAAAATTTTAAATACCCTTGAGGATTCTTGTCGAGCTTATTGTCAAGAATAATGATTTTAGGTTGAATTGTCTTTTTAGAAAGTGAGTGGGGAGGACCATCACCCCCTCCCCCATATCTCAGAGATTGATGGTATTTTACTTTTGGTTTTCAGGTTCCACACACGTGGGCTGAAATTGTTGTTCCACCTCATAAACCGCCCGTTCTAGGTCACCATGTAAACCATCATCTTCGTAGGATCTTGGAACATAGCAAAGAACTTTTCTTGCTACTTTGCAAAGATTTAAAACCTTATCGTTTTCCATAGTTGTCTTCCTTGCGACATTGTTTGCAGTAAGGTTGCAGACCATCCCTGACTCCATTGCGCTTGTGAAAAGCTTTATCGGGTTTGATCGTAAGGCACAACCCGCATTTCTTTGTCCGCTCTTCTGTTCGCTTGTTCATTTGAATATTGCCCCTTTGAATATCTCTTTTGAAGTTTTGCAATATTCTCCATCAAGGTTTCAATTCTGGTTAGATTTAAAGATTGCCTCAATCCTTCCATGTAAAATTCCAGATCACCAAGTTCTTCGATCACGTTCTCAAGGTCAAGAGGCTTTTGGTAAATTGCCCATTTCTTGATTGCGTCAAGCAACTCTCCTGATTCACCTGCAATTCCTATCGCCATGTGTAGAGCATCAGCTTGTTCAGGTTTTAATTCGTTGATAATTTCTTTCGATGTTTTTTTAAGATCACTTACCAGCGTTGAATGTTCAAAGTTACTCATAATTCGTTTTTAAATTTTGCGATTGCTACTGTCTCAATTTTTTTGACTCTCTCTTTTAGTTTTTTGTCGATGGTTAAAAGTTTTCTGATTGTCTTGTCTGCATAATAAGCAGATCCACTGGTCTTGCCAAAGCGTGCAGCAGTGTAATGCATTCCAGTGTGTGTATGCTTTAAAACTAAATACATGGCAACCTGTCTTGCTTCAGAAATTGGATGGATTCGGCTCCGTCCGATTATTTCAGTCGCACTGATTTGATAGGCATCAGCAGTTGCGTTAATGATAGGCTCGACGATGATCATAGTATTTTTAATTGACTCCCCTTTTTTCATCCAATCCTTCACGCACGATCCGAATGGCTTTGTCTATTTCTTCCCTTCCATTTTCACCGTTCATAGTGTGGCAGTTTGCTAAAAGTTCCCCAACCTCTGCAAATGCAAAAGTCATGTGATAAAGATGATAATCTGGGTAATTTTCAACAAAGTTTGTGAGGTCTTCTACATGCTGCACAATGCTTGCGGCTGCCTTATCTATTTCTGTTTGCTCTGGTTTTCTGTTTGTCATAATCTTTTAAATTCGGACAGTGGTATTTGTATTACAGGTTCAAAGTCAGCAGGATCATTTCTGTCCTTTCTGCCTCCCACACTCCAATCTGCTTTGCAATTAACAAGATCAACATATCCAAGGTGATCAGTCCACTGCACAAACATATATACAGGAAGGCTGCTTGATCGATTAATTGCTTGGGCGCATATCTTCTTGTTCGCAGCAGTCATGAAGGTTGGATAATAATCCATTGCATTGCTTCTTTTACGATACTCAATGAAAGATACAACTTTTGCATTTCTTACTGCTGCAAAATCGATGTGAAAGTTTCGTGGGCATTTGACAAGGTTACACAATAAAAGTTTTTCAAGTGATCTGGCAAAATCTTGCTCATTTTTCATTGTTGTTCTGTTTTCGTATATTGGCCTCATACAGCACTTCCCATCCTTTTAAGCCAATTAGTCATATCAGCGTATTGATCCCTGACTGGTTTGTTTTGATACAAGAAAAGTTGCATTGCTCTTAAAGTTCTCCAGCACCCATGCGGTCTTTCCCAGACCATCGTCACAAACATTTCATCGAAAATAATGCTGGCAGATCCATTCATTCTCCGAAGTGCATCACAATAATTTTTCATGTGCTTTCTGAGATTTGCCATCAATCCAACCTCTTGTTTTTCAGTCAGGTTTGAAACACCATCTTCGGTTACCCTCATAAGCTCGACAGCGATCGCTTGCATGCCCTCCTTGCTGTTCAAATAAAGATCCCTTGTAG